AGTAATATTAATATTTTTAGTAGCTGCTCCATCATATGTATAAGCAGTTCCACTATTTAATTGAATAGATAAGGCATAAGGATTTTTCATACTAGCAGGAAAGTCTGTGATATTTGCTTTTGTATGAGTATGACTGCTTGGAGTAAAAGAATTAGGTTTTCCTGTAATATCACTCCAAGTAATATTTGTCCATTGAGCAGCTCCAGATGATAACCATTTTAGAAAATTTCCACTAACCCCATTTGCAGGTATATGATTATTTCCATTCCCAGTAGGATGAGTATATTCAGGAGTTCCATGTAATGTTCCATCTTCATCAACTGTTAAATTATTCCCTACCTTTATTCTTCCTAATTGTGTTTTAGTTGCTTTTTTTACTAGCTCATTATAAAGTTCATTAATGGCTCCAACTATTGTTTTTACCACGGTTTTTAGAGTGCTATCTTCTTTATTTTGTTTAGTTTCATTTAAAATTTTTCCTTGTTTACCTGAAAGAGCTTTTGTAGTACTATCAGTTGTAAGATTATCTACTACATTTAATTGAATATCATTATCATTAACAATAATACCATCATTTTTAGATACAATAGAGGTCCTTCCAGAACTATCAACAGTTAATCCTTTACCTATAATTATTCTTCCTAATATAGTTTTTGATGCTATTTTAGAAATTTCTGTTAATAAGTTCTGTGCAGTACCAGTATAACCACCTTTATCTAATTTATTAGTAAAAAGTTCATTTATTGCTTCCCAAACAATTTTGGCAGCTGTCAATAATCTATTTTCATGTAAATTTTGTTTTTTAGCCAATTCTTTATCTAAATATTCTTTATCTACCCATAATTCTTTTCCTGTCCAGTTAACTATTGTAGTTTCATTATTAGTAGCCATTATATTAACATAATATCTAAATTTGATTGGTGTCTTGCTTGCTGGCGGCATCCAGGTAGCTTCATCACCTTCATTTATATACCAGTACAGAATTTCTTCTTCTCCATCTAATGCGTATATTCCTATTTCTCTTGGAAAGTATCCAGTTTCAATATCTTCATTACTAAACAGTACAGTTAATTTCAAATTATTTTCTATTTGTTTTTTTTCTAATATTTCAACTTCTTGTTTTATTGCTTTTATATTAGTAAATGTGCTAGGATCCTCATCATCTGATATTTTTCCATCTCCTATTTTTACTTTAACTAATTTTATTCCTTCTCCTGTTGCTTGGCATTTTGCTAAATATTCGCTCCCTCTCTTTATAATACCATCAAACATTTCTTATAACCTCCTCTATTTTATATGGTGTTAAATTGAGATTATTATTTATTGTTATTTTTATAACCCCCCAGTGAATTCTTTTTCTATTTCTTTAACTTGAAAAGAAGCGAATTTCATTTTACTTATTTCTCTGGTGATTTCAATATCTGTAGTATCAATAACACTTCTACAATTTTTATATTTGTCAATAATTTCAATTAATTTATCAATCCAATTTGGGTCAGAATTTATATGGTTGATAGTTACTTTAAAAGTATAAGGTTTCCCATCATATTCAAACCATTCATGCAAAGTAATTGGATAACCTAATTTTTCAAGGTTCTCTTCAATTATCTTTTTAGTCCCTTTTTTAGAATATGACCAATATGCATTTTTAATTAATTTTATTTTAACCTCTCTATCTAAATTCTCTTGCCAATTATCTACCATATATTGATAAGCTAATTCTGATAAAACTTCATCTGTCTGTAATTCTAAATTTTTAAATATTGCTAATTTCGGAAGTTGCGAAATTATCTCTTTTTTTAATTGCTTTTCTAATTCTAAAGACAAAGATTTTAAATTTTTATATTTTTTTAAATTTTCTGGGAAAAAAAATTGGTAATCAGTATCACATAGATTATATTTACTCATCTTCTACTCCTTGATAACTAACAGTAATACTTGAAGTTTCTTGTGCAATTTTTGTCTTATCTAATTTAGTAAAAGTAGGTTCAATTATCTCAACTCTCTTTGCTCCAGCACCAATTAAAAGTTGTATTAATTTATTTGGATTGATATCTCTACCTAATTTTTCTTTTTGCCAAGCTCTATATTCAAGAACAGCATTATTTATATTCTGAGTTACAGTGCTTACATCATTTTCTTTGCTTAACCACCATTTTAAATTTATATTATATGGCGTAGATGTTGGTGCAAAGACTTCAACTTTATCAGTAAAAGGTCTAACACTATCATCTTGTAGTCTTTTTTCTACAATTTCAAGAATACTTCTTTCAGGAATAACTCCATTTTTTAACAAAGGAATAACTTTTACTACTCCTGGAGATTCTTCTGGAGTATAAATGTGGACATCTATTATATCTTGATGTGCAGTTAAAACATGATATTTATAAGCTGCAACAGGTCCTGCAGTACTAAATGCAGTTGGTTTTAGCTGAATTCTAGTTCTTAAACTTTCATCATCTTCTTGATTTACTCCACCACTACTTATACTTGTATTACTTACTGATAAAAGAAAAGGTATATCGTCAACGATTATATTTATTTCTCCTATTTGTAAATCATTCCCTATAACTCCAGGAGTTAAACAAGTTACAACTCCACTAACTTCTCTCTCCCCAATTTTTAGCTCTATATTCTCATCAGCTCCGAAATAAAGATTCCCAGCTGCAACCTTATATCCTTTTGGAATAGTTACTACACTTGGAAATGTCTTAGAAAAAGTATATTTAATAGTTGCTTTTGCTCCTTTTTCTTGTATTCTTTCTACTCCTACAAGTTCTCCTATTGCTTCTAGATATTCTTTTTCTGCATATCTTAATAAATTCATTCTTCCAGTATAATTAATATCATTCTTTACAATAGTAAAAATATAAGTTACCCAACCAATAAAATCATTAATAGGATCTCCATCTTTGATGGTTACTCCCATAATTTCTTCATAGCCTTCTTTTAAGGCTATTTCAATATTATTAATATTTTCATCTATAAATTTAATCATCTATTATTTCTCCTTTCACACTAGCTTGCACTAGTGTCTTTACTTCATTGTTAGATGTTAAATTAATTTCAGATACTTTAAATCTTTTCTCTTCTCTTTCTATTTCCTCAACTGTATCAGCAGTCATTTCTGCTTCTATAATAAGTTGAGGTTTATCAATATTTTCTGCTATTATTCCTTTATGCCTTGCCAAAGGAACATTTCCTTTTATTCTAGTTACTATATTTTCTATATTTTGAGCGATTTCTTCATTCAAATTTTTAGGCTTAAATACATAGTTTTTTTCATTTTGAGTAATTTCCATTTCCATTAGTTATACTCCTTTAATTGAATAGATAAGTCGATTTTTGTAACAGTCCCTAAAGCAGTATAAGCTTTATATAATTCAGAAATATTTTCTATAACATAAGTACCAATAACTTTACCCCCAAGAATAAATCTAAGGTGTTCTCCCTTTTTTCCATACTCTTTTAAGTCTTGTGCTGATTTACTGGGATTAACATTAAAAGCAGCATTTAAATGTATGTTAAATTTTATATTTTCTAAGTTTTCTCCATCAAATTGAAGCTTAGGTTTGCTTCCTATTATTTGATGCTCTGTCCATCTATAGCTTGCATCTCTATTTAAAGAGTCAAGAGTTTTTATATAAAAGCTACTACAAGCAAAGATTACTTTACCTAAACTTCCTACAACCATAGTTATTCTCCTTTCTTATTTTTGAGGTGGTCCTGAGATCTCTCCACCTGCCTTGACTCCTGTTGTTTTATGATTTATTAATGAAACTCCAGCTGCTTTGACATCTTCAGTTGTTGTCATTCCACCTTCTACAATTATATTCCCTTTAATACTTATATCCCCAGTAATTGATATTTGAGGACAGATTATTTCTATATTTTTTTTACAATCTATATATAGTTTAGAGGTATTTTCATCAAATATCAGCTTAGTTCCATCTGGATATAAAGTTATATATTTCCCTTCTCCTGCTTCTTTCATCACAGGATCTTGTATGTTATAACCACTTCCTAAATAATATCCACTATTCCCTGTTGTAGCTATTAAACAAAGTCCTTTTTCATTGATTTTAGGCATACTATATTGTTTAACTCCTTGATTTCTTCCCTGAAATACTGTGAGAATAGCACTAGAAATATTTAAATCTTCAAATTCTACTTTTACTCGACCTTCATCATGGAATACATGGGATACTGTTCCATATCTTATTTCATTCATCTAACACCATCCTAATTTCTAAAGTTAAATCATAAATTTTTAAATCAGTATTTATACTTGTTATTAAATATTTTCCCGTAAAAATACCAAAATTTTCTAAAAATATAGTATCTCCTACACATATAAGTTCCTCTTTACCTATAATTTCTATTGTTCCTCTTATAGCTTGTTTATTTTTTTCTCTTAAAGCTTTTTCAGCTATTTTTGATAAGTATTCTCTTTTTTGTGCCTTAGTATCTCCAGGTGGTTCTTTTTCCTGGTTGATAAATAAAACTCTTTGAGTATTTCTTTTATAACCTGGTCTTTGTTTAGTAAAAAAGCTTTCTTCTATTTTTTCTCCCAGGTAACTATCATAGTAAGTAATTTTACACCCTGCATATGTATCAGTATCATCAGTTTCTAAAGAATAATTTTTAATATTATTTCTATGAAAAATAAATTTATAATCTTTTTCTTCATATACCTTTTCCTCAAAAATAATTAATCTATCATTGTAAAGTTTGATAATTACTCCTATCTCATTCCCTAGTCTTTTTAAAAAATTGAAATATGATTCAAGTTTTTGTTCAACTCTTTTATATTCTCGATTGAAATTACATTCATATATAAGTTCAAGACTACATTCCTTAGCAATATCTTTAGCAATTTTTTCAAAAGTTACAGCTTCCCATACTCTGTTTTTCTTGTCATCCATAATATTAGAAACAATGTCTACAGATAGTGCAGATATAGTTACTATATCTGGAGGTCCAGAATATGAAACTCTATCAATATAAAAGGTCCCAATATATATTTCTACTTCACTATTAGTTTCCCAATTATATAGATACAACCAACATTCAAGTTTATCCCCCTTCAAAGGATTCCAGTCATTCATCCAAAGTAATTCTCTATTTTGAATAGTTAAATCCAGGCTATCAAATTCATTTAAGGAGTCTGAATAACTAAAACTAATTAAATCCTGGTCTATATACTTAGTTATATCTGTATTTTCATATAATACTTTTAACTTTAATTTTCTACTGTTAGAAACCATTTTTTTTACTTCTTCACTTAGATTCATCTTCTTCTCCAAGGTGCTACTTTTTCTTCATAAGTTTTAGGAATTTCCTGGTATTTTATTTTGATACCAGCTTCAAAAATTAAAGTTCCATGATATCCTGGATTTTTTTCTAATAAAGTATTATATAGTTTCGAATCTCCAAATAGCTTATAAGAGATACTATCCCAGGTATCCCCTAATACCGTTATATATATTTTATCTTCCATAACCTCTCCTAAATCTTTCTTTCTCGTATTTATTCATACTTTCTTTAAACCAACGTTCAAAATCTCCTTTATCTTTTTTCAAAGTTGTTTCTAAACTGTTGCTATCATTAGCATAAATAGTTGGAGAATAAGAAAAAGTAATAGTTGCTGATGAATTGTTATTAGTTGTAGAAGTAGGTTTATAAGCTCCGAGTAATTTCCCTGTTTTTTCCCATAAGTTTAGGCTTTTAGGAGTTCTTTCGTGGGGAATTATACTTTCAGAACTTCCACCTTCTCCAATTAAAGCAAGTGTTGGAGAATTAACTACTCCCCCTGTTGCAAATTGTGGAATATTAAATTGTTCTCCAAGCCAGGAAGCTCCATTTTTTATGCTATCTGTTATACTAAAATTCTTTATTTTTTCATAAATCTCTAATACTCCATCAAGCATATGTCCTCCTTTTTCCTTTATTCCTTCTATTTTTTTATCTAACCAATCAAAAGGAATTCCTAATATTGCTAAACTTTTCTCTTTGAATATATTCCACTGCTCGATTGCTCCAGTGACCATATTTACAATTTTATCTTTTAATTCACCAGCTTTTAATTTTATAGTATCCCAATTTTCGTATAAAGCTTTTCCACCTTTAATCATATAACCAATAGGACCAAGTAAATACCAATATTTGTCTACTAATTCAACTACTTTATCTTTGAGCTGAACTGCTTTTTCTTTAACTGTATCCCAATTCTTATAAAGCATATATCCTGCTGCAATTAAAGCGGTTATCCCTAAAATAACCCAAGTGATAGGACTAGCTAAAGCAGCCATACCAAGACTGCCTAACTTAGCTAAACCACCTATTAAAAATTTACCACCATTTAGTATCCCAAGACCAATTGTTTTTCCTACTTGAAGTCCAGTACTTCCTAATAGTTTTAAATATTGAATGCTCATTTTGGTGAATTTAACTACTCCATTACTTGCAAGTTTACCACCATTCAATATTCCATTTCCTATTATTTTCCCTACTTGAAGTCCAGCTTTTCCTAAGTTTTTAAATTGTTGTGTTATTGTTTTAGCAGCTCTTATAGTTTTAAGTCCTAATTCTTTTTCAGTTGCTAATCCTACTAAATTAACAATACCAGCATAGCCGTGTAATAACCCACCTATAAGTTTTAAAGCCCCTCCAAACCCATACAAAGCTCCAGTTCCATAAACAAAGAGTTTTACCATTCTTTTAAATCCTTCTGGATCTTCTTTCATTATTTTTAAAAGTTTTTCTAAAAAAGCTTTGAGATATGTAGCTCCTTCTTTTACAAGAGGTAACAATTCTGTTCCTAGGTCTGCTTTGATTACATCAAATTCTGTCTTTAAAACCTGTTGTTGATTAGCAGCTGTATTTTTTTGAATTTCAGCTTCTTTATTAGTTGCTCCAGAATAAATATTAGAGTCTTTTGCTAAATTTATATTTCTTTTTAATCTATCAAAAGCTCCCATTATATTAGCAGCAGCTACTTTCCCCTCTTCTCCAAAAAGCATAGTCATAACTGCCCCTTGTTCATGTTCTTTTAACTTACTTAACTTAAAAAATACAGTTTCTAATGCTTTTTCTGGGTCCTCTAATGTAGCTTTTGCCAAATAGTCTGGGTCTAATCCTAGTATATTTAATGCTTCTTTTTCACTTCCTGTTGCTGCCATACCTTTATTTAAAATAGTTAACAGTCTTTTTGCCCCTGTTGCTGCTATTTCAGGTGCCATTCCCATTTCCATTAAAGAAGCTCCAAGAGCTGCTGTTTGATTAGTAGCCATTCCTACTACAGTTGGAAGGTTTCCCATTCTTGTTATAAATTCTGCTATTTTAATTTCACTAGCTCCTGTATTATTCCCTAAAGTATTAATTTGATCTGTTAATTCTTTTAATTGAGTCAGATTCATTTCAAAGGTATTTCTCCAGGCAAACATATACTCAGAAGCTTGTTCTCTGCTCATATTAAAAGCCATTCCCATATTGGCAGCAGCTTCTATATAGCCTACTGCTTCATCTTTATTCAAACCACTTTGACCAGCATTAGCAGCCATGCCATATAATTCCTCTAAGGAAACTGCTATCCTTTTTTCTGCAACAAGTTTTAATAAATCTTCTTTGAATTTAGCTTCTTCTTCAGCCGTTTCAAAATCAAATTGCTTTTTTACTCCTGCAAAAGCTGTTTCTGCTCTTATAGCTTCCGAAAGTGCTCCAGCTCCAGCAACAGTTGCAACACCAGCAGCTTTTAAAGGTAAATTTCCATAAGATGCTATTTTACTACCTTTTTCTTTTATAGCATTAGCTTTTTGGTAGTGTTCTAAAGCTTTATTATATGCATTTGCCTTTTTTTCAAGTTCTTCATAAGATTTTGCTGTATCTTTAATTGAAATACTTTGTTCTTTTAATTGTTTTGTAGTTTCTCTAATTTCATTTATATTTTTCTTTTGTTTTTCTCTTAGAGATTGAATTTTATTTTCTAAATTAAGCTGTTGTTTTCCTAGATTAGTACTTTCTTTTGAATTAGAAGAAAGTTCTTTCCCAACTTCATTCAATCTTTTTTTTAAAGGAGTTAATTCGTTAGTAATTCCTTTAGTTTCTTTTTGTAGTTTTCGATACTCTTCTTGTAACTTTTTGTTATCTCCCTTCCCTTCTTTCATTTCAATTGCAACCATTGCCATTCTATCTTTTAAAAGTTTTTCTTTAGAAGAGAGTTGATTGATCTCTTTTTCTAAAAGTTTATAAGTAGATCCAAGAGTTCTTCCCTCTTTATCTACCTCTAATAATCTATTTTTTAATTTAACCAATTCCTTTTGGGAATAAATTATTTCACTCCTAGTTTCTTTTCTAATAAGCTGCATATTTTCATATTTCTTTAAATCTCTTTGAGTTTTTTTTAAATCCGAGGTCTTATTTTTTAATTGATCCATCAAAGTTCCAGCACTTTTAATATTTTTACTAAAACTTGTAGATAATGCAGCTCCTATCCCAATAGATATTGCCAGTTCCTTTAATGCCATTTTTCCTCCAAATAAAAAAGCCACTTACTCATTTCTGAATAAGTGGCTTTTGATACCTAATTTTAAATTATTTTTGATAGTATACATCCAATTATTATGGATAGAATCAATGTAATAACTACCCAATAAAAAGTTCCTATTATAGCTAGAATAATGCAAATCAAAACAGCTACAACCCAAAATATTTTTGGAATAAATACTATAAATTTCTCAAGAAGTGTCAATTTAACTTTTTTATTTCCAGCTAAGTATTCATCAATTCTTTTAGAGGATTCATAGGTTTCCTTTTCTATTCTGTCTTTAGCTTTGGCAGAGTTTTCCTTATATTCCAAAGAAATTTGTTTTATATCTGTTTTTACTCTTCTCCATTCTTCTTTTAAGCTATTTACCATACCATCCACCTCTTACTATGATTATACTGTATAAACATAATAAGAGCAACCACTTATTTATTTTTTTCATCTAGTATTTCATTAATAGTTTCTAGCCATTCAGCCCACTCATAAACTGGGAGATCTAGCCAATATTCGAGGCTTGTTCTTGTTTCTTTAGCGATAATAACTCCGACTTTTCTGATATCAGATCCGTTAAGATTTCCCAGTCCAAGCCATCTAAGAAACCCTTGACTACCCCCACAATTTTTAAGAAGTCATCTCCAGGTAATCCTGATAACTCATTATATCTGCACCCTATTATTCTAGCTGCTATATATCCTTGATAAGATTTTAGACTTTCAAATGGAATATTAGTAGGGAGCCCAAGTCCTTCATTCAATAAGAATTCTCTTTCTGCTTCTAATACGGCTCTTGCAGTAAAATTCTCTTTAGTTATATTTACTTCCTCTATTCTTTTTTCTGAACCATCAATATTTTTAATAATAATTGGTTTACTTAATTTCATTTATCCTCCTTACATTCCCATAGCAGCTCTTAAATCTGCTAAATAATCTACTCCTTTTATTTTACAAATCATATTTAATTTATCTATTTCAAGAACTTCCTCTCCATCATATTCAACTTTCAAATAATCAACAGCAAATTCTTTTTTACTATCTGTAGCTTTTCCAACTGATACCTTTCCTAAAGACATTGTTTTTGGAATACCTCTTGCAAAAATGCTTAATTTCCCTTGCTCTATTTTTCCTGCTGTTTTATCAAAAGATTGTATTCCAGCCTTTATTTCTAGATTATAAGCTCTTGGTTCAAGAAGTGTAAAATCTTCTCCTATTAAAGCTCTTATATTCAATCCTAAAGTTAAAGGGGAAGTATGTCCTGCAGTTATTGATTCAATCTCTCCTGCAATTCCAGCTCCTGAAATTGTTTCTGTCATAAATTGTAACTCTGGTAAATCAACATCTACTAAAGCAGTTTGTGTTCTACTACCATCAGTATATAGCATATAGTTACTTAGTTTTTCTGGTATAAGCATTATTTATCACTCCTCAAATTGTTTTTAAGCTGAAAATAGATTATTATAATAGTTTGTATCTATTTCACAATCAAACTCAGCATATTCCATAGGTAATGCTGGACTAAAATAAATTTTAAATTTTACTTTTCCATCTAATAATGATGTTATAGGGTTATCCTCTTCTCTGAACTCTATTCTTCCACCTATTAGCATTCCAGAGGCTTGTAAACCATTCAACCATATATTTATACTATCTTTAAAGTTCTTTATGAGATTATTATTTGTAGGTTTATCTATTTTATCCCAGAAGTTTGTAATTAAAGTATTATTCAAGAAATTAAACATCATTCTTGAAGCTATAAAATTATCTTTAGCATCCAGCACTGCTGGATAGCATCCTGTTCTATTCCCCCAAGCTTTCCATCCACCTATCCAGTTAATAACTGTTCCTATTCCATTACCATTAAGATAATTTGCCTGATTAATAGCTAATAAAACATCTGTGCCATTTGCTAGACAAGTTCTATCAGCTTTTATATTAATATTTGATGGAGAACGATAAGGTACACCATTAGACTCAGATGCTAATTGTTGAATTAAACAAGCTATTTGAGTAGAAATATGGTATTGTAATTCACCAAGTGCCACTTTAGGATAATATACTGCTAAATTAGTTGAACTTAGATTATTAGTTTCTTTAGTAGCAGGAGCTTCTGTATATTTAGTAATTGTTTTAGTGTCTATATCTACTAAAGCCAATGCTTTAAAATGTCCATTTATCAATTTCGCTTTTGTTTCCATGACAGCAGCAACTGTGCTATCAGTAGAATATTTTGGAGCTAGTACTAAGTTTGGAACTAATCTAGTTACTGGGAATACATCTTCTATACATTCCAATCCTTTATTTCTACCTGTTCCTGCATCTATTCCCCCAATGATATCATCAGCTTCTATCATGCTTGGGTCTAATTTATCAAAAGCTATTTGAATATTATTTCCTTCTGGCAATTCTTCAGCAGTTATTATTAAGTCAACATATCCATCATCATCAAAAGTTGCTATAAACTCCTTTTCTGGAGTTAATTGGATAGTTTCTTTTATAATCCCTAGTTCTTTTATTTTTATAGTTTTATCCTCTCCAATTGGTACACTATCTTGAGTTACACTTTTTTTATGAGTTTTAGGGTCAAGAACATTTATAAGTACAATAGGTGCTACTCCAAATTTACTGAAATGTGCATCTATTGCTTCACATAATGTATAATTTTCAAAATCTTTTACATATCCAAAGGCAGCTACAGCTTCAGCATAGGTATTACATAACACTACTTTATTTACATTTCTTTCTTCACATAAATTTATAGGTGCTGTCCCTACGTAAACAGGGGTGATACCATCAACTTTTATTGCTGTTATAGCTGTAGGTGTTTCTGTAGTCCCTATTCCATGTTTAAATGATGACATTATTTACCTCCTAGTTGCTTTAACACTTCATTATATAAAATATTTTCCTTTGTTCCTTTTTGTGTAAATCTTTCTTTTACTTTTGGAAAATCTTTATCTATTTTTACAAATAAATTATCTAGTCCTTTAATTTTTGAGATAGCATCTTTTACATTTGAATGCTCTCCCTCGTATATTTGTCCTGTAGTAATTCCATACTTTTTTAAATTTGGACCTAAATACATCTTTTTTTCAATTTTTTTTATTTCTTTTTTTTCTTCGGTTTTAGTTATCTTATTCGCCATTTTTCCCCCAATCTTTTCCGTATATAAAATCATCTACATCTGTTCTGTAAATATTCTTTGTAACTATATGGAAATTTAAGTTTCCTGCCCAGAATGGATACATTTCTTCATCAGAAATATTCCATTCATATGTTGGTAATATTTCAAACTCTTGTAGAATTATTCCTTTTTCTATAATAGCAGTAGATATTTTATCTATGATTTCATATATTGTTTTATATGCTGTACTAGTTTCAGTTTCATAGATAACTACACTTACAGTTAGTGTTAGTAATTTTTCTAAGAGAGTATTTTTCCCATTAGGAGTTTTTATAATAACACAAGGGATAATATTTTGTAGTACTTCTCTTGGCTGATTTCCAATAATCACAATTGGAGCTCTTGGCTCACTTTCATTTTCACTTTCTGGATGTACATTTAATTTATATTCTTTGGTATTCTCTTTTATTATTGCTTTTAATTCATCTTCTAAGTCAAATATCTTCATCATACATATCCTTTTAAAATCCTATTTACTTCTCTTCTGAGATTTTTCTCTAACACGTTATCAACTTCGTTATTACTTCTTATATATTCCATAACGCTTTCACTTCCGAGCATTTGTGGAATACTTAATGTCTTTAGTTCTTCTATTTTCCTATTTTCTTTTTTTTGAAAAATTCCTTTATGTCCATTTTTCATTCTAGCTATAAAAGGCTTTCCTTTTAAATTTTTCTTTCCTCTTACTCTTTGTGTTCCAGAAGTTTTTTTAATGAGAACTTTTATTTCATTTTCATTGTTAGATTTTAAAAATTTATACAATGAGAGTAAAGGAGATTTAGATTTAATAGACCCCGTTATTTTCGTTAGGGTAGCTTTTTGTACAACCATAGCTTTTTCAACCTCTGTTGATTTTATTCCATAGTTATCTGTTACTTCTTTTTTTACATTTTTTTTCAAAGTAACTAAGCTTCTATTAATCGCACTACTTGTAGCTTTCTCTACTCCTTTAGGAATGTCTTTTAATAATTTTTCTACTTTTGCAAGGTTTCTTATCTCAATAAAATCTTCTCTTGACATATTAATACCCTCTATTTTCAGATAGTTTTATTATTCTCATTCCTTCCTCTACATAACTATCATTTATAATATATTGTGAAGAGTTAACAGTAATACTTTTACCAGTTTTAAATTTTTTAAACTCATCTTTTTCTTTTAAGTAAAGTATAATGGCAATAGCTTCAGCTATTCCATCTTCTACAATTGAAAAATCTTTCTCTGGATGCTCTATTACTGCAGTATACTCTATATCATTGATAGTTATATTTTCTCCAAATTCATCAATGTTAAGGAAGATATCAATATCTTCCCTTAACATTTTTTTAAATGGAGATAATTCACTACTCCTTTTTTCCACCTTTTCCTCTTCCACCATTTTTTACCTCTTTTTCTTCATTCTCTTCTGGAACTACTACTTTTGGAATTTCTTCTGTGGTTTTTTCAGTAACTTCCTCAATATCATCTTCTAAAATAATAAGAGTTCCTGTTTTAATCACATATTCTTTTTCCTTTTTATCTAAAGAAATTTCAGTAACTTCTCCAATTTTATATTTTCCATATTTTCTTAAAAATTTTACTTTCATGTTCTAACTCCTTTTTCGTAACTTTCGAAATTACTCTGCATCACATACTACAACTGAGAAATAAGCATCCAAATCCATTGGTTGTAATACTGGTCTTGATTCAGTAGAAATAATTTTAGATTTTTTATTTGGTGTAGAAACATCACTAAATCTCTGAACTATATGCATGTCTGTTTCTCCCATATTGATAATTGGTGCATATAATATTTCCCCACCGACAGGAGCTCCTATTATCATATTTGTAGGCATTAATTGAATTGGTTTGCCATCATGCCCAATTACTTTTCTTGAATATCTAAATAATTCGACACCATATGTTTTATATGTTCCTAACCACACTACCCCTGGGTATTCTCTAACAACTGTTTTTACAAATTCGGATTGTAAATCTTTACTCAACATATCCTTTTTAAATTCAGAAGAGTTCATAAATTTTTCAGCAGCTGCCATTCCCATAACAACATTTCTTATAATTATTCCACTCTCTTCAGCTTCTGCTAATATTTTGTCTAAAGATACAAGAGGATTTACTCCAGATTCTCCCCATTTACTTCCCCCAGACAGAGTTGATTGATTTTCTAATCCATAATCTACTTCATAACTCTCTTCTCCTGTAGTAGAAGTTACTTTCCCTGTTGTTAAAAATTGTGCAACCATTAATTCTTCTTTGTTTGAAATATATTTTTCCTGGTCAGCTAATATTTCAGCAATTCTTTTTCCTATTCTTTGTGATGGATTATATTCTCCAGTAACATTCATTCCAGCTTCTCTGACAAAGTAATCTTTAGGACCTAAAGTTCTCTCAACAGCAATATTAGGTGCTGTAATTAAATTAGTTTTTGTTTTTCTATCTACTATTGGTTTTCCTAGCTCTAAAGGTGTTACAAATGCAGCTATATGTTCTCCTGATTTAGTAATTTCAAGCATAATCTCTTCAGTTGTAACAGTAGAACTTTTACTAAAAAATAAATCTTTTAAAAAGTTTTTTCTTATTGGAGCCTGTTCTCTTATTTTTCTTATTGTTTTTGGTGTATATAAATCAAATCCTTGTGGCATTTTTTCCTCCTATTATCTTAAAAATATTCCTATTTTTCTTAATTCTTGTTTAAGTTTCAGTTTTTTACCTGCATCTGATGGGAGTAAAACAAAACTTTCCATTAAATATGCTGCCAATATACATTCACAATTTACTGGATCACTTGAAAAAGTAACTCCTTGAGTGGCTACTGCATATGGTGTTGTATATGTACTTTCATCATATTTGCCATAATTACCTTCAGCATCTACTCCTATTACATCTCCTTCAATTACTGTTGTTTTAAGAGGCAAACTTTGAGCGACTAAGGGATAATCTCCATAGAAAATTTGTTTTTCCTCATTTGTGAATTTAGTATTATTCATTTTAAACCTCCTATTTTATTCCTAATTCTGCTAATGCAGCACTTACAATGTCATTTTCCATTTGCTCTTTAGAGTTTCCTAGTGTTCCAGATTGAATATCATAAATTCCAGCATCTTTTTTCTCTTCTTCAATAAGATTTATTTCTCTTCCAGCTTTTTCAGCATTTAAGTTGTATAAATCAACTATTACATCTCTATAATCTCTTACTTCATCAAATTTAGCTTTATTTACTATTTCTCTTGCAGCTTCTGAAGTAACTTTTATATTATCTAGTGCTTTTATTCTTTTTCTTTCTTCCTTAATAGCTGCATCAATAGCATTTTTTACAGTGTCTGTTCCTTTGATTTTGTCAATTACCTCTTTCTCATAAGCTTGTAAAATTTCTGGGTGTTGCATTTTTAATTCTTGTAGTGTCATTTTTTCCTCCTTGTTCTCTTGTAAAATATCTTTTAATTTTTCTGGGATAGCTAGATTTTTAAGTTCTGGGGTAAATACATTTGAAATGTTTAAATTACTTATAGAACTATCATAATTAGCTATCTCATCTATAAAACCAGCTTGCAAAGCTTCTTCAGCTGTATACCAAGTTGTTTTATCCATTTTTTCTGCTATCTCTTCTCTTGATAATTTACATTTTCCTACATATAAATCCAAAAGATTTTCTTTTGTTTTATTCAAGTGTTCAATAGCTTCGTTCATTTCTTCGACGTTAGCATATCCCATGTACATTAATGGGTTGTGTATCATAAAATAGCACCCTTTCCCCATTATTGTTTTATTAGCTGCTAATGTTAATATCGTGGCAGCTGAAGCAGCCATTCCATCTATATAAGCTGTCACTTCTTTTCCTTGAGCAAATCTTTTTATTTCGTGATACATAGCAACAGCTTCAAACACATCTCCACCAGGAGAGTTTATTTTTAGTTCTAATTTTTTTACATTTTTAAGATTTGCTAGTTGCTTAGAAAATGTTACTGAACTTGTTTCTCCATACTCTTCCCAAGCCCATTTACAAATATCTCCATATACTCTTATTTCTCCTACATCATCAGAGATATTTTTTATTTCAAAGAATGTTCTCTTTTTACTAGGCATTTATATTTCCCCCTATTTCTCTTTTTAACTTTTCTATCTCTGCTATTTTTAGTTCCTCATCTCTTCTTGCTTCAAGTATTTCATCAAAATCCAATCCAGCTTCAGCAGCTATTATTCCTCTTGTAGTTGTGTAATTTTCAAGGCTTTTTTGATTAGCATTAGCTTCTTTTAAAGGGTCTAAAGATGATTTCCCACTTCCTACCCATATACATCTAGTGAAAGCATATCTAATTGCACTGCTCTCAAAGAAATTTGGACAATCTATATCTCCATTTTTTATGAGTTCCAATATAAACTCTTCATAAACAGGTTGACAGAAAGTCCTTTCTAATAGCTTTCTACACACTAAAAATCTTTGGTGTGCTTCTTCTAGAGCTGCTTTTGCAGCAGAGTATGAACTCTTAAAGGAGTTCATTAATACTTCATGAGGTATTTCTAATTGAGCTCCAACTTCTTCATAAATTGCATCCACAAAATCTTTATAAGATTTATTTGGTCTAGTGGTTGTAAACTCTTTGATGGTTTCTCCCTCTTTAGCAATTATCCCTAGTCCATTTTCAAGTTCTATTTTTTCAGTTCTTTCTTTTTTCTCTTCATCACTTTCCCCACCAAAGCTTTTGTTTACAAAGCCTTCTGGGTCTTTTGTTTCAACAATAAATCCTAGACTAGCATTTATTACTGCCGCTTCTAATTCAGCACTCTTATACCTTCCTAATTTCTTTATTGGAGCTATTATCCCAGCTAAAAGAGGAACACCTCTTCTTTGCCCTATTCTCTCTGGTTCAAAAATATGTAAAATATTTCTTCTTCCTAAAGAGTTAAAAGCTGGATATCCTGTTACTTTTGTATAACAATCTCCAGGATGCTTATCCGCAATATAGTATTTCAGTAAATCTCCATTTTCTGAAAACTCTACTCCTGCTTTTACTAAATTATTTGAAACAGCATGAGGATTTAGAACTCTATCAGCTTCTATTAGTTGTAGACATAAATCTATATCTACTCCTGTTCTCTTTTTTCTTTTTGGAATAACAAAGGCATCTCCATTCATTATCCAACTTAATTGAATTAAGGCTTGTAAAATAAAGAAGTCATGCATACGATTATAATCAGCATTTGCTGATGAAGCCCAGGCATTGAATTTTGTTTTGATTATTTTTTCAATTTCTTGAGCTTTTTCTTTAGAGATACCTATGATATTGTAATTAATAGTTGGCTTTGGTAGTAATCCTGTTCCAACTATTTTGGTTCTCATTTTCCTTAGAGCAGCTCCAGCTAACTCATTATTCATATACAGATTTCTAGATTTTGCTCTTAAATCATCTAAATCCCATAAAATATCATTATCTGGACTTTCTGATGTTACATTCCAGGTTGAAAAACTAACATCATTTTTGTTACTATATCCAACACCATTTATCATTTTTATTCTTTGATAGGTTTCAGCTTTAGGAGTATTTTTTATAACTCTTCTATTTCTTCTTTTTCCCATTTACTCCACCTTAACCTTTTGGTATAAATTTGACAAATCTAGGACTTCCACTTCCCTTTACTCGTTCTAATCTGTCAGCCCAAAGTTCAATGTTTTTGGAAACTTCCGAAGCATTAACTCTTGTTATAGTTCTATTCCCTATTGTGTAGCTTTGTCCTTTAGCTAAAGCTTCTTCAGCTGCTAACCACATATCAAGGTGCCGTCTACATTGTTCCTCTGTAAATATCATTTCTTTTCTCCCTTCTTATATTTTTTATTGTTCAAATCTACTCCTAATAACTCTATTGCAGCTGTAGCATAGTTCATTAAATCCAGAGGTTCATTCCTTCTACCTGGAAGTACTTGCCACTCTATCTTTTCTCCTTTAGAAGTTCTTACCTTTACTTTAACCTCTGCTGTTAATCCTTTAAAGAAATCTATTCCACAACCTTTTAAAGAGTCTTTAGGAAAATGGCAAGTTCCAGGACCTTCTAAAATTGTCAACCTTGTATAAACTAAATCCTTTAAAGCGTTTACTCCTAAGCTTAATAAGTTAATACTAGGTACTCCTTTTTTAGTTGTTTTTCTAAATCCATTAAGAATATTTACTCCATTCCCACCCAATCCTTTTATAGCAAAGATATTTCTCTTACCTTTACCATAAACATATTTATATACAGTTCCTGTATGATGTCCACCGCTGTCTATTAAACAACAAGCAATTGGTAAAGGTTGTTTCTTTTTATCTTTGAAAGAGAAAGTCTTTTTTAGATAATTATCTAGTTGTATCCAGACATCTTCTTTTCCAGGAGAGCCTGGAAAATCTCTATATTGAACTACATAACTTTCATATCCATATCCCCAACCAACTATCATAACTTCAAGCCTATTATCTTGAACGTCTACTCCAGCAGTTAAGAAAATAGTATCATTATGAAGTTCAGCCCCATAATCTTCTCTTCTTTCAAATAAAGCTTCATAATCTAATTGCTCTTCAAGATGCAATACAAATGTTTCTCCTAATACTGTATTGGTAAAAGTTCTCATTCTCATCTCATCATCTTTTACTTGAAGATACTCTTCATATATCTCCTTCCAAGTTGCCCAAGGAGAAGCTAAAGCATTAAGATGAAAACTTCTGTTCTTTTTCTCTTTTGGAAATTTAGCAATCCATATCCCATATTTTTGATTCTCTCTTTTCCATTCCTCTTCTGTTCCTAATACTCCACAATGTCTACATTCTAATTTAACAACTCCTTCATCATCTCTTATATCTTCCCATTTGAGAGGTTGATACTCCCCACAATGTTTACATTGTAGGCACCATTCTTCTTGGGAACCTTCAAGGTATAATTTTTGTATTTTTGAGGTGGTATCATCAGTTGGTGTGGATACTCTTAGCATTTTTCTATTAAAAAATGTTGCAGTTCTACGTTCAGCTAGTTTTACTGGGTCCCCCTCATCTCCTGCAGATTGAGGAAATCTATCTACCTCATCAAGAAGAGTTATTCTTATAGGTCTAGAAGCTAGACCAGAAGGAGAGTTAGCACCAACGAATCTAACGTATCCCCCTGGGAACATTTTTCCTTGTACTGTTCCTTCTCCTTTTTTATTCGCCTGTTTAATAAGAGTTTTTAAAACTTTTGTATCTCTTATCATTGGCTCAACTCTTTCCTTTGAGAAAGATTTGGCATCATCAACAATAGGTTGGACAAATAAGATTGAACAAGGGTCAAGGTGCATATATCTTCCCAGGATATTAAGCAACATCTCTGTATTATGAGTTGGGATCATCTGTCTCCCAGCTAAAAAAAGCTTATCTTCATTATCAACTGATATACAAAGCATTCCTTTATTATCAATTTCCTCAATTTTAGTAATTCTTCTTCTTAAAGTTTCTTTATATCTTCCAGTTGTTAAATCTATATTTTTTACATATTTTCTTTTTCTCAAAAGTTTAAAGGGATTAAGAAATTCATTATAAGGAGTAAAAGTCATTACAAATTTATCTTTTTTTTCAACACCATACAATTTAGCTTTTCTTTGTTTAAAACCAGCTTTAATTCCAAATGTCATTAAAAGTTCATAAACATCTTCTGCCAACTTTCTATCTGATAAACTTATTTCACAAATTCCATTTTCTCTAATATGTCCATCTGTATCCATTATCCCTTGTAAAATTTCTAATCTTTGCCTTTTAGATGCTCTTTTATAAATATCTGGAATATGTTTATTTTTTAGTAAATTATTTTTGGATAAGATACTATGAAAGTCTATTAATTTCACATTAACAGCATTTTCACTTCCACTCCATCCTCTTCTAATTTCATACTTTATTTTGAAATTACTTAAAATTTCTTCTGAATCTTCAATGTTTAGTGTCAATTGAGCACTATAAGTATTCCCATCTCCTAACCAAACTCCTAAAATATATGGCTCTATTGGTAAAGATTTTTCTGGAAGTTCTAAAGACTCTGTATTTTTAATAATATAGTTAAACCTATTTTTATTTCTAATATCAGTAGCTTTATAATCTAGCAACATATCTTTGGTTTTTAAAATTACATCTTTTTCTTTGACTATACTCCACTTTGCTATATCAACTCTCCATCTATGGTCTTCACAAGCTTCTATTGTACTTTTATCTGTAAAAGTTATTCTGTACATTTTTCTTTCGGAAGTAATGGGACTGATATAAGTAACTTTTGTGGGTTTCCCATCTGCTCCAAAGATATAATCTCCAACTTTAAGCTCTTCTATTTTTTTCCAACCATCTATTGTAGGTATTGGAGTTCCTATTGCTAAAGCTTTCCCAATTTGGCTGGAACTTTTTATAGTTACAGACTCAGTATGGCTATCTGTTAAGCAATTATATATTTCTACCATGTATGGTGTTCTATCAGTTCTCCATTTACCAGCTTCAGCAGCTCCCTCTTGCGATAATATCCTATATTTATCTGCCCATTCTCCAATTGTTAAATTTGGAGCTGGTTTTAAGACTTTTAATAAATCTTCAAAAAAGCTAACTGTCCTCTGTTCCATCTGTTTCAACCTCTATTGCCCTTAAATTTTTATATTCAGAAAGCTCTTCAAGTGCTTCTGAAATATTTTTTCTCAAAATCTCTTCTATTTCTCTACGATTAGATTTATTTAAAAGTTCTATGCTTGCTTTAACAGGAATGGCTGTCATCTTTTGTTTAAATCTTATTAGCATATCTGTAACCAAGATAGCTATGTCATCTGCCCTGTGATACTCTCCTTGTAAGATGCTAAGTTTAAATTTTTTAGTTTCTGTTTCTACTTTTCTAGCTTCAGCCACTTCATCATCTCCAGAGGTATTTTCCACATAGATTTGTATGACTTTCTCTAGGTCATACATTCCAGGTTGCACTCTGGCTTCTTTGAAGTAAGTTCTTACTTTTCTTTCTGAAAAGCCAAATAGTTTGGAAAGTCTATTTTCAGATGCTATTACTTCTGGATATTTCATTTTGTCTCTCCTTTATTTGATTTTTTTATCTAAAAAAGTTATAATTTGAATATCTACTAATTTTTTGAAGGAGGATAAATTATGTCTAAAAAATGTTTTATTATTTGCCCAATTTCTGAGGAAGGTAGTGATATCAGAAAACGTTCAGATTTGCTTATGAAATTTATTCTTGAACCTATTTGCAGCGAATTAGATTTTGAAGTTATTCGTATTGATAAATTGCCTCATAATAATTCAATTACAGAAGCAATTCTTAATCATTTAGAAGTTGCTGAACTCGTTATCTCTGATATTACAGGTCATAATCCAAATTGTTTTTATGAAAGTGGTTTTAGAGCTGCTCTTAAAAAACCTCTTATTTTTATGAAGAATGAGAATGAGAAAATTCCATTTGATATATCTACAATTAGGACTTTAGAGTATACTTTAAATGATCTTGAAAAAGTTGAGAAAACTAAAAATGAATTAAGAGCAACTATAGAAAATATAGACTTTTCACCATCAATTAATCCAGAAGATAATAAACAAAATAATCTTGAAATATTGAATAAAATTTTAAATTTATTACTTAATTTAGAAAATAAAATTGATAAGTTCAATACTGATACTATTTCTGTTTTATCAGAGAAGTTAATCACTGCAACAAGACCTAAAAGTGATAATGAACTTTTTATAGAACTTATGAAATCTTGTATAACTAACCCAGAAGCTTTTAAAACACTAATCGAATTAGGAAATGCAGCTGATAAGTTAGCTTCTAAGTAACCCATCTATAAAGCCGGTTAAATATCCTAACTCGGCTTTATTTTTTATAATTTCTAATTTTAATTCTTGATTTTCTTGTTTCAGGAATTTATTTTCTAAAATAATTTTTAATAACTCAATTTTCAAATTTTTATTATTTAATATTTTTTTAGTTTGTTCCATCTTTATCTTCTCCTCTCTCAAATTTTTTTACTATTTTTTCAAAAATTTTCTAAAAAAATTTTGGCAAACTCCAAAAATCCTGGGGAACTGAAAACTTTCGGACTCGCAAGCCCCTCGAGCTGTAATCCTGTAGACAGTACCTTGAATTATTTGAGGACTTTAGGTTGATTATCATCATCTTTTAACTCTTTTTCTAGCTTTTTAGCTTTTAACTCTGCTAACCTTTGCTGTGCTAACTCAACAGTATTTAACTCATGCTTAGCTTCTAACTTGCTATCATATCCTAAGAGTTTTGCTATATTGGTCCAACCATTTACTGCTGCAGATATACTTATCTCAACTTTCTTTTTAGCATTCTTGTAGACTTTTCTTCCATCTGGATTAGTTTCATCATGGTATTCTGTTTCTGTGTATTCAATCCCATGTTCTGCTTTCTCTGATACCTCTACAAGTTTATTTATTACACTTCTTGCACTTAGCTTCACATCATCTTTTAACTCTTCTCTTAGTTGAGCCATTACTCTTCTTACTTTAGGATTTTTTTCTATATCAGCAGCTTTTGTTTTAGGAGAGTATCCAGCTAACTCTTTGGCTTTCTCTGGACTATTTCCGTGCAGTCTTGCTATGATGTATATTGACTGTTTTTCTGTCAAGCCCTCAAAATTAGATATTTTTGAATTTTCTTCTAATTCTTTGGCTTCTTGAAGATACACAAGATAGTCTTCATAATATCTTCTTACCCAAGTGTTTATAGTATTTTCAGCTATCTTTAATCTTTTAGCTATCTCTCTATACTTTTCTTTCTTGGTTTTACCAAATTTGATGGATTCCAGCTGTAAATATAATCCTAGGACTTGGAGCTTCTGCTTGTCCAAGTTCTCTATTTTTTTACTCATCTATTTCTCCAAAGTTAGATTTTATATCATTCCAAGAGTATTCCTTTCCATCTCTAAGAAGAGTTATATTTTTATTTACACTTGCAACTCTTTTTACTATGACATCTGCAAATCTTGGGTCATACTCCATCAAATAACTTTTTCTGCCTAGCTGTTCAGCAGTCATCATAGTACTTCCAGAGCCACCAAATAAATCTAAGATATTCCATTCTTTTTGAGAGCTATTAACCATCAATCTTGCTAGTAGTTTCAATGGTTTCATTGTTGGATGTACATCATTTTTTAAAGGTTTATTTTCTCTGATAATAGTAGAAACATTCTCTAATGTTTTTTGAAGAGTTAGATACATCTCTAAAAGTTCAGCTTTACTTTTTGATTTCAGACTTTCTATATCTTCTAAAATAGTATCTTGGGAGCGGTCTGCTATAAAATAATGTGCTGTTCCTAGTTTCCAACCATAAAGACAAGGCTCATGCCTCCAGTGGTAATCTTGTATTGAAAGATTAAAAGCATTTTTTACCCATATTAGACATTGAGATATCTTGAAACCTACTTCTTCACAGGCACCTCTGAAAGCTTTTGTTTCACTATCAGCATGGAAAATATAAAAGGCTGCTCCATCTCTCATCACAGAAAAAGCATTTTCATAAAACTTTTTTAAAAATTCATAAAAGTCATTAGAACTCATATTATCATTTTTAATTTTTCCAGCAGTTGATTCATAGTTAACATTGTATGGAGGGTATGTTATCATCAAATCAATAGTTGCTCCATCTACTAACTTTTCTACATCTTCTCTCTTGGTAGAATCTCCACACATCAATCTATGATTTCCTAGCAAATATATATCTCCAGGTTTAGAGAAGTATTCTTCCTCCATCTCTGGAGTATCAATTTCTTCTATCTCTTCTATTGTTTCAAAGGCATCTATTTCAGCTTTTAATTTATCAAAGTCAAATCCTGTTAAGCTTCTACTCTCTTCATCAAGGTTAGTAAGAATTTCATACAGAACTTCATTATCCCATTCTCCCATTTCAAAAGCTTTCATTTCAGCTACTCTTAATGTTTCAAGAGTGCTTTCTGGAAGCTCTTCTATTCTGATAGCTTTTATAGTTTTAAAGCCTAATTGTTTCGCAGCTTCATATTTAGCTGTATCATATAGAATTTCATTATTTGAAGATATAAAGATTGGAATAATAAATCCTATCTTAGATAAAATCTTTTTATATTGTTCTATCTGCTCTGGGGTAGATACTCTAGGATTTAATTTACTAAGTTTAATATTTTCTATTTTTATTTCTAGTATCTCCATAAGGTTTCAACTCCTTTCGTTTATTCTCGTTAGTTATTTTTTATATTTTTTAAATTCACTTTTAGGATTAAGGAGCTTCACATATAATTAACACGCGAGGAACAACCTTAAAACTATTATTTTTTCTATGTTCTTTAAAATTTTTGATTTAAAAAAGGGACATAATTATGTCCCTTTAATATGATATGAAGTGTAATCTCTCTTTATTATTAATTTTGACTTTGATATTACAACATAAGATTTTTTTAATAAAAAATTCGAGCCTTTCAATATTTCCAAAATTACACCTCTTTATCCCATTATTTTCTTGAAACTCTTTAAGAATTTCTTTTACTCTTTGTCGATATCTTTTTATTTGTCTCTCACTAGTTTTTCCCAAAGAAGTTACAACATAATTTACAACTTCTGCATCTAAAATATGTTCTTGTAAATCTCTTATCAAAGATACTAATGATCTTGAAGTATAATCTTTAAATTTTTCTTCTAATAAATCAATATCTCTTTGAACTTCAGATTCTAAGTATTTAAAAAGTTTTAATCCAATATCAGTTAAGATTTTTTCCTTTAAAGTTTTTATAGTAATCTCACTAATTTTAGCAGACTTACAAAAATAAGTTAAAACAGTTGTAGTAAGTCTATGTTCTAATCGAATACTATTACCAATTATTTTTTCAGTAGCTTTTTTATTATGCTCAAGAATTTTATTATATAATCTTATTTTCCAACCACGATTTACTTGATAGATAAATCCTGTATTATAATAAAAATCTAAATTTGAGTTATAATTTTCAAATCTTATTCCATCCTGATAATTAACATTTCTCTTTAATCCTCTGTAAAAAGCAGAGATTATATTATGAAATTGTGAAAAACTTTTTATATTCTCTTGAGAACAAACCTCTAAATATTCATACTTAAAATGATTTCTATTTATTTTTACTAAAGCTATTTCTTCAATAATATTTACAAGTTCATCTTCAACTAAAACCTTCATTTTCTCATCCTCTAAAGGATATAAATTATCTTCTCTTTTATACTTTGAATAAGAAAAATCAATTTTAATTAAAGTTTTTCCTGCTTTTTCTTTCACACGGATCTCATTAATATTATCTTTATTAATTTTAAAAGTCTGAGTATTTCCTGTTAGTTTCTTAGCTTTTATATGCGGAAATTTTTTTCTAATTCCTAGTATAGCTAATTCAGTATCAACTTCAAGTTGTACCCAGACTGCCGCCCTGTCCAGCCCTACCATCTTTACCTCGCTTTCTTTTATAAATTAAATTGTTAAACACTAGATGAAACTCATTATTGTGCAGTAGTTACAATTACAATATTAAAAAAAATTTAGGAGAGTATTTTGGTTAAAAAGATTAGATAATGAGTTTCATTTAATATTTAAGTAAAATCTACTTTTAAGAAGAGAAATTTCCAGACTAGTAGTCTTTACTATGATATCAAATTCTAGTCGATATTATTTCCCAACCTTCTCTATATCTTTGTTTTATAACAACTTTTCTCTCTGGATAATCCTTTTTAGAATATTTTTTCTTTAACCTTTCAGCTATATTTATAGCTTTTTTCCAGGTTGTTGCTGTTTCTTTAGTAAGGACAACTTGAAAAATTTCATTTTTATACTCTATTTGGGAATTATAGACAATTACAACAAATTTAATTTTTTCAATTTCCAATATATTTACCCCTCCCTTTCATAAATACAAAGTTTAACTTATCTGATATAATGTCGTTTGAATGATATCATTTAATTAATTTACTAAGGAGATTTACAATGAAAAAGAAAATAAAATTAAGTGAACTAATTAAAAAACTTAAAGATTTACAAAAAAAATTAAAATAATTAAATTATTCAACCTTTAAGAGTTCAACACACTCAACATCACCAGCAGCTGCTATCTTAATAATTGTTGTAGTTCTACACCCTTTTCCATCTTTAAGATTTTTAAGTGTCACTATCAATGACTGAGGTTTTATTTTTAATTTTCTGCTCAATTCAGCTTGAGTCATTCTATTCAATATCTTATTTTCAATATTATTCAAAATAATATTGGGTTCTAAACTAATATTCATTTGTTCTCCTTTTTTAATTTATATCTTATTTTTATTTTTAATCAAATTATAAGTTACAAATCTAAAAAAGTCAATAACAAAAAAAGCAAGAGTTTAAATCTTGCTTTAAATCAATAAGTTTCTTATTTAATTTTTATATTAAAAATCATATTCTATTCCATTTTCAATTTCTTTTTTTAATCTATCAATCTCTTTTTTATTTTCTGCATAAATTCCTTTTTCTCTCATATCACACTCTATATTTCTGAGGATTTGTTTTAACATATATTTTCTATCATCTTCTTCCAGCATAGCAAAAAGTTCCATATATAATTTATATCTATTTTTTTGATTCTCTATTTTTTCAGTTAATTTTTTTTGAACTTTTAGTTGGTCTATTAAGCTCAAGTTTTCTTCTTTATCTGAAATAAGCTCTTTTAAATGCTTATTTTCTTCAACTAAGTTATCATATTTTTTTACAAAACTATAAGGTGAGGAATCTCTTTCCCAGGCTTCATATAACTCTTCTTTTTCTTCTTTGGATAATGGAATATTATTTAATATAGCTTCTAATTTATCTCTACGTGGAACTGATTTTTCTTTTTTTAAGTCAGAAATATACCCTTCAGTAATGTCTGCCAATATACTCAAATCTTTTACCCTTATTCCTTTTTCTTTCATTTTATTTTCAAGTAATTTACCAAACATCTTAATCACCTCAAATAAGTTTCAAATCTAATTTTATTTTATACTATTATACTATTTTCTTGTAAGATTTAAAAATTATTTTTTTGGTATTGACATTTATAAGGTTTTAATATTATAATTCTATTAAAATAATAAGTTTTAAAATTTAAAAAATAAAAAATAGATTAAAAACTTATAGTATAAATAAAAAAAGACCCCGCAGGGTATGAGGTCAGAATTATCTGTACTTTCTAATCAACCATATCACAACGATAAGAAGCAATCCACCTAGAAGAATTGCCCCACCATCAAAGATGATAGTTAGTTGCTCGATTGTTACAGTCATTTCTGTACCTCCTTATTAAGATAATTGTTCTTCTGTCTATAAGAAAAGCTACTAACTTATAGACATGAAATAAGCTTCCACCGAAGTGAAAGCCTATTTCATAGCTTTTTTTCAATCATCTTAATAAGTCCCATACGGGTTCTAGGTAATTTAATTATAACAAATATTTAGAAAAAAGTCAATTTATAGCGTTTTATAAATTTATTTTTAATAAAGTAAATCTGGAGGTTTTTTATATGCCTGAAAATATTGTATTTTCAAAAAAAGAAATTTTAAATCAATTTACAACAGAAGAGTTAATTCTTGAGTTAGTAACTAGAGATGGTAATTATCTTAAAAATTTTTTTGAAGCTTTTATTGGAAGTTCCATACTGCTTAGAACTCATACCAAATTCTCAGAGGAGTTTAAAAATAATCATGTAGAGGAAGTTAAAAAAATTTTAGAAAACTTAAAATCGAAAAAAAATGAGTAGGATCCCCACTCATCTTGAACTATCTTATATATCTTAAAATATCTTTATTACAGAGTTTTAGATTGATAATAAAATTATCATCATCAGATATATATATTTCAATGTTTTCATCTTCTACTACTGGCTCAATATCATTGTACCTATCTGATCCAGATAGATAATATTCAATTAAAGCTTTTAACTTTTTATTATTATAAAATACTGCTTTAATTAAATTTTTTATTGTATAGTAGTTGATTCTATCATTTTTATCAAGTTTAATTATAAATTGAAATAGAGAAAATTCTTTATTTAAAAAAATATGAGTTATATCTTTTGAATCAAAAGTTAATTCATATTCATAACAATAAGTATTCTCTAAATTTGTAGTAAAACTTATTCTTATCTCTGGAAATTTAGTTAAACTAATTTCCTTAAGAGATTTAGAGATAATTGAATTTGTCTGTAAAAATTTACTTGGATACATAAAGTCACACTCCTTATTATTTAATTTAGGAACTTTAAAACTATCAAAAAACTTTTTTAAAGCCAATAATAAAATAACTCCTATGCTTGTATTTAAAGTTATAGCAAATGGATTTGCTTGTATTTTGTTTAGAGCTATCAAAAATTTTTCATTATCGAATAAATTTCTAACTAAATTAATATCTTCTGCTAAAACTAGAGTATGAAACATTATAACTAAAGCAAAGAATTTTTTATGATGTAATAATATATTTTTAAAAAAAGTACTTTCTCTATTTTCAGGAATATAAGTTTTGAAAATATATAATAAAATCAAAGCTTGAATACTTTTTAATATAATTAAAGTGTTTTGTTCAGAGAAAAAATAAATTAAAATTTGTATAATTATATCTAATATTGCCAAATTAATTTGAACAAAGCCAATAATAATAAAGTTAAAAGTTACTAAACTTATAACTAAAGCTATATTTATATTTTCATATATTGATTTATTTAATAGTTTTCTAAAAACTAAATATGCAATAAAAGCTGGACTTATTAATGTTGCAAATGAAAGTGTTACTTCATTCAAATTTTCCATGACTAATTTCCTCCTTAATCTACTAAATAGAGTGTCCTAGAGAAAGGTAAAAGAATTAGACTGCCAATCAAATTCTGTTCTAGGATGCTCTCTTGAGTAGATTACTCTTGAGTTTCTTTCTCATCTGGAATGTACTCAATTAAATCTTGTACTTTACAATTAAATAATTTACATAATGCTATAATATGGTCTTTATCAATTTTTTGATAAGTATCATGATAATACTTATTAATTGTTGGAGCATGAATACCTGTTTTTTCTGCTACTTCTTTTTGTGTCATTCTATGCTCTGCCATTAGTATATGTAATTTCATTTTTAACATAACTTAAAACCTCCTTTTTGTTTATTATAGCATTAATAAAAATGCTATTGCAAATAAAAAAATTATTAAATTCTTAATTTTCTTATTGACAAATTAATATTATTATATTATTATTAACTTAACAATAATATAATTTTAAATATAGTAATTTTATTACTTTATTATTAATTAAAAAATTTGAAAAATTATATAAAATAGCAGAAATTTTTATAAAAGAGGAGGGGTCAAATGAAAAAAACATAGGAGGATTAAATTGAAAAAGAAAGTAGATATTTTAAGATTTTTAAGAGAGGCTCATGAAAGAAAGCTCATTACTTCTAAGGCTATGAATAAAGTAGATAGTTTTAGAGAAGAGTTGGAGAAATTAAAGGAACAGCTCCCAGAAGGAAGTGAGGGTTACCAACTTTGTGCTTCTCTTGATGACAAATTTTATGACCTTTTAGGAGAATTAAAAGAAGAGTTCTTTGCCTTAGGTGAAATTAGTAGTCAATTAGAAGAGTAAATAAAAAAGGGGTGGTTAGCTATTCGCCGTAGCTACCACCATAGACATATAACATAACCTAAGAAAAATGAGGACTAACTCATCTGCTATATGCCGCTTATATATTAAGTGTAGCATAATTTATATAATAAATCAAATTTTTTTATCAAACTTTATTGGAGGTAAAAAAATGGTAACAAATTATGCTCAATTACAAGAATTAATAAAAAAAAATGGAAAAGATTTCCCTTTAGAAAAGGCTTTAGAGTTAGCTAAGGCTGGTGGTTTAGATGACTAAGGTATTCGATTCCGTTATATTTATAGTATGCAATCCAGATGGTGTTCCTATGAAAGCTTATACTAGAGAACAGTCTGCTAAAGACCATCTAGTTAAAGAAATGATGGAAAGAGGAGAGAGATTTTCTATTGAGCTTGTAAATTTGGATGTAGATTTAGACTTTGCTAAAAGAGCTAAATTTACTCTAGATGGAATCCCGTTAAAAGAGAAAAAGAAAAAATAAGGAGGTTGAAGTGGAAAGAATAAAATATACAATTGCTTCTGTACAACAAGAAAAATTAATAGAGCTTGATTTAGATATAAAAGATGCTTTTATCCTTTCATATCTAAAAGATACCATAGGAGCTAATAGTAAGTTTATATCCAAGGTTGTAGAAAATGAAATCTACTATTGGATTAAGTATTCTAGCCTAATTTCTTACCTTCCTATTTTAAAAATAGAGAATGAAAAAGTTATAGCTAGAAGATTTACTGAGTATGAAAAACTTGGATTAATAAAAAGACATATCCACAAAGTTACTAATAAAATTACTAACACTTTTGTTGGGAACTATACTTTTATAAATTTAACAGATAAATTTTCAGAGCTATTTGAAGAGAATAAAATTGAAACTGATATGGATGAGCTTGAAAAAGCTGCTAAAGAAATGGGATTGACTGTTGAAAATACCCAAGAGAACTTTTCAGTTCCTTCAGGAGAGCCGAGGGAACTTTCTAGTTCCTTCGGAAAAAGTGGAGAAAACTCCCATAATATTGAGGTTTTAGAGGGTATTTTTTTAGAGAGCCGAGGGTACTCAAAAGTTCCTTGTACCGAAGGTACTCAAAAGTTCCGCTATAATACTACTATTAATAATACTAATATCAATAATAATACTACTACTAAGTTAGATAACCTAAATAAGATAGACCAAATGGAAGTTAGTAAAAAAATTAGTAGTAGTTCTAACTTGAATAATTTGGATAAAGATACTATCTATCAAATCAAGTCAGCACTTCAAAGTCATGGCTTAAGTATTCCTACTTGTAAAAATATCATGACTTTGGTTGAACAAGGTAGTGTTGGTTTGGAGAGAATAAAGCTCGTTCTTATGACAGCTCAGTTAAAAAAATGGGATGATGGTGCTGTCTATCAAGCCTTGAGAGATAATTGGGAGATTAAAGCTGAAATTTCTCCTGCTGCTCCAGAGGATATGGAAGCTAAAATCAAATGGCTTAAATATTTTTCTGGTATCTATTCAGATAAAGAATTGAGAAGTGAAATTGAAAAAATAATAATAAATATCCCTTTAGAAACTTTAAACAAAAATAAAAGCAAGTTGTCTAAGATGACTGTATTTGAATTTAAGAGTCATCTATCTACTTTAAAAGGAGCTTAAATGTCAATAAAAATTTCTGTAGAAAATTATAATAAAATTCATGAATTGTGTGATGAGTTAGGAATTGATTCAGATAGATATAATTCTATCAAAGGTGACTTAGCTGGAAAATTAATCCTTGATTTAGTGAAGCTAAAAATGTTTCATCAAGGCGACTTAGCTGCTGGGAGAATTTTAGCTCCCATTCCAGCTGATTACATGGAAGGTGGTAAATATGACTGTAGATAATTTCTTTAAAGAAATTTCTTTTATGAATAGTTTTTTATTAGATGTTCATGATCATGAAATTGATTTTCTTTTTAATCTGGCAGATAAATACAAAGTTAATAAACTTGAGTTGGCTCATCATATCTTAGATTATAGAGAAAAATATGTTAAAAGACCTAGGGTTTGTAGAAAAGTAATAGATTTAGAAACTGGATTTGAATATAGAGATATAAAAACTTATACCGAAGCTTTCGGTTTGGATTATCAAAAAGGTTATAGATTAGTAATGAATAATCCTAACAAATTTAAATTAGTAGAAATAGATAATGGAAGAATTTAATTATTGGAGGGGAGTTAAATGCTATTTAGAGATTTGTTTGAGAAATATAAAGATAAAATAATTGATTTCAAAGTTTTTCATCCTGCTTTTTATTTTCATGAGTATGATGTTGCAGATAAATTTTTATTACAGATATTCAGTGAAAGTTCGATGCCAAGTTTAGCATTTGATAACACTATCTTTCTTCTAGAAAATGAAGATTTAGTAATAGAAGAAACAGAATCTGAAAGAAAAATAAAAAGAGGAAAAGAATATGTAGAAATGATATTTAGAATTAGCCAAGATAGAAGAGTGAAGGTACAGTTGGAGGGAGATATAAATGAGTAGAGTGGTTCTAATCAAAGCAAATAAAGGAGGAGTTGGAAAATCTTGGATAACTCTCCAACTTGCACACAAAGCTGCACTTGATGGAAGTAAGGTTATAATAATTACTTCAGATTCTCAAAATAATATTCTGGATTTTAGTGGGAATGGTAGTCTTACTCCATTAGGGTTAGATGAATGGCTTACAGGTGGGAATGGTGGCTTTACAGAGTTAAGAAAAAATCTTTACTACATCCCTTTTAATTCAGCTATGCTTCCAGAGGAATTGGAAGTAAGATTTGAGAGCTTTGTCAATGTTTTAAAGGGAGAGTTTGATTATATATTTATTGATTCTACTCCTGTCCTTAACCTTGATAAAAAATTTATAGACCTAGCTGATGAGGTAGTTATTCCTACTTTCCTTGACCAAGTAACTTTAGGTTCTATAATTACTTTAATGGAGCAAATAAAACCTAAAAGTAAAGTTAAAGCCATTATTCCAAATCGTACTGGGAGAACCAAGCTTGAGAGAGAGTACTATGATAATTTAAAGAAGATTGTTTCTCAAAGTATTTTACTTTCTGTTCCTATAAAACAAAGTTCTTTCATTTCAAAAGCTATTGATGAAGGAAAAACAATTTGGAAATACAGAGCAAAAGATGCTGTGACACTTCAAGAATTATTTTTACAGGTTCTGGAGGTGTTATGATGTCAAATAAATTAGCTATGTTTGATAAATTAAAAAACACTATGCAAGAGGTAGAATGGCATTCAACTTTTGATTTCGAGAGTTACGAAATCAATGAAGAGGACAAAGTATTCATTGAGAAAAAAGAGGAACTTATTTCAAATAGTTTTAAAAAATACAGTTCTTCAAAATATGATATCTGTATGGCTCTGGTAGAAGTAAAAGTCAGACTTCAAAAGAGTGGAGAAGGTAGTTTTATGGCTTGGTATACTCATCTTGGATTTACTAAAGATAAAGTGAGTGAACTCTTAAAAACTTATGAACTCTACATCCAAGCACCTCATATGAAAGACTATATATCAAGTTTGTCTGGAGTAGCTGTTAGGCTTCTAACCCATAAAGATGTTTCTCCTTTACTGGCTTTGGATATAATGGAAAAGGGAGTTAAAAATATGGAGGATATAAGAGAGCTAATTGAATTGGCTCTCTCTCCAGAGGAACCTAAAAAGACTATCGAATACAAAGGTAGTATCTCCAAAAAATCTTTAGGAGCTATCAAAAGTATTGAAAAGCAGATAAAAAAATCATCTTCTCCAGCAGAACTAAGCTCAGCAAAAAAAGAGATTGAAGCTATGAAAAGATTATTAGCTGATATGGAAAAAGATATAGCGTCCAGAGAGAAGGAATATGAAAATCAAAATAATTTAAAATTACCTACTTCTCCAATTAAGGAGGTTAATTAATGATTGCAAGATTAAAAAAATTACTTGGTTATAAAATAAAATTTTATGGGAGATTTTAGAGGGGACTTCCCCTCTACTCTCTTGGAGGAATATTCATTTTTGTGTCATAAAGGATTTCGAGGTATTAGAGGATGAAAAAAGATAAAATTATTAAATATCACATTGATGATGTAAAGCAAAAATTTTATATCCTCTCATTCCAAAAGGGAGAATATATAGTTACTGTTCTAAAGAAAAAATCTGGAAGAGTAGCACAACACTTTTTTCAGGGAGATGAAAAAAAAGCTAATAATTATTTTGAGAAGTTAACTGGAGGAAATAATGACAGATAAAGAGATAAAAGAGTTTAGGAATTTAGGAGTAGGAGAAACTTTTAAGTTAAGAAGTAAAAAAATAATTATTTCAGAAAGCACTGGAAGTTGTGATGGTTGTCTTTATAGAGGTAAAGATACCTGTCAATTTTTAATGATGGCAGCAATTATTCCAGAATGTAATGGAAATTATAGAGAAGATGGGAAAAATATTATTTTTAAAGAGGTGGAGGATGAAGTTTAATGCAGATAACTTAGAACAATATAAAAAAAAGTTCTCAAAAAACAAAAGGGTATATAAGTTTGATGATAATATTGCGATATATTCCTTGGCAGGACAATGGATTTTGGCTATAAGAAATAGAATAAGAGTTAGAAATAAAGATTGGGAAGAATTTAAATTGAACGTTGCTGCTGTTGACTTGGGAGGTAAAAGATAATGAGAGATCTACAATTTAGAGGATTTGATTTAGAAACAAAGAGTTGGCATTATGGCTATTATATAAAACATATTGATTCTACTCCTTGTGTATTTAATTCTGAAGAAGAAGCTAAAAAATGGCATGAGGAACATACAAAGCATATTATTTCTTTCGATGGTTTTTCAGACTGGTGGATGCCTAGAGATGTTAAAGGGTGCTATGTAGATCCAAAATCATTGGGACAAGATAGTGGTTGGATTGATAAAAATTCCAAAACAATTTATGAAGGTGACATTCTAAAAATAGAAACAGAAGATGGAGAAACTGCTGTAGTCATTTGTAAATATGGAAAAACAAAAAGAAGGTTATTACCAGAGTTAGACTTAGAAGTTAATTTAGAGAAGTTATTGGATTTAAGTTTTGGAGCTCCTGTTGTAGAGATAAATGGATTTTATTTTGAAAGAGAAGATGGAACTAATACTTATCCAATAGTGTGTAATCATCTTGGAAAGCATGATTGTATTTCCATGGAAGTCATTGGAAACGTTTATGAAAATAAAGATTTAGTAAAAGAGTTTTTTGAGGTTGATTAAATGAGAATTTTAAAACTAGCAGTCAAAGAAAAATACTTTAATGAAATAAAGCAAGGTACTAAAACTGAAGAATATCGGTTAGTAAAAAAGTATTGGGGAAAAAGGCTCCTAAAAGAATATGACGAAGTTCATATTACCCTAGGATATCCAAGAAAAGATGAAAAAAACAAAATTTTAAAATTTAAGTGGGCTAGTTATGAAGTTAAAACTATCCAACATGATGAATTTGGAGCTGCTCCTGTTAAGGTTTATGCTATCAAACTTGAAGAGAGAATTTAAATAAAAAAAGGACATTGGAAATTGAATAAAAAATCTGAGGAAAAAAAGGAGAGAATATGAAAACAAGAGTTATAAAAGTGAATAACAATGGTAAATGGATTTTAAAAGAGAAAGATAAAAATTCAACAATAGTAGATATGGGAAAGGTTGTAAAAATACTCCCTTTTAGTTTAGAAAGTAGTTTAAACTTTTTAAGAAACATAGGAGTTATGAAATAAAAAATTGACTTTATACACAATATTGTGTATAATAATAGTGAGGTGATTTAATGCCTATGACGTCGAAGGAAATGATTAAATTTCTTCTAAAGAATGGTTTTATCGAAATAAAAGGTGGTAAGGGTTCTCATAGAAGATTTTATAATCAGAGTACTGGCAAAATTACTCAAGTTCCATACCATACAAAAGAGTTAAAAAAAGGTATGGAGCAAACCATCTTAAAACAAGCAGGGCTTAAATAGCCTTGCTTGTCCTAAAAAGAAAGGAGGAATAAATTATGCTAGTTTATCCTGCAATATTTCATAAAGCAGTAGAGGGAGGATATATTGTCATCTTTCCTGATTTTGAAAATGGTGGTACTCAAGGAGAAACTTTAGATGAAGCTATGGAAATGGCTCAAGATTATATGGGAACTTGGTTATATGATGACTTCATTCAAAGTAAAGAATTACCAAAAGCAAGTAATATAAATGACATCTCAATTGAAGTGGAAGATGATATGAAAGAATACATTGTTCCAAATGAAAGTTTTAAAACTTTAGTTAGTTTAGATATGGAAAAATATGTAAGAGAATGTAAAAATCAGATAGTTAGAAAAAATGTATCTATACCTAGCTGGTTAAATGAAATGGCTAAAAGATATAATCTTAATTTCTCCAATCTATTGCAAGAAGCTATAAAAAGAGAATTAAATATAGAATAAATTTAAAATTAAATCCTCAGTAAAATATACTGGGGATTTTTATTTTCCTAGAAAAATTTTGGAGTTGATGAAGTATAATAAAAAATTTCTTGACAAGTTAAGACTTAACATTTATAATTGTGTTAGGACTTAACAAGAGGAGGAGTATTTTGGAAAAAAGAGATGCCAAAATTACTTTTTCTAAAGCTGGGAATGGAACAGGTGCAAAAATAATTTTATCTATTCCCTTGCTGAAAAAATTAGGAATAACACCAGAAGAAAGAGAGGTGGAGGTAATTTATAACGAAGATGATAAAACAATCCTAATTAAGAAAAAGTAAAATAAAACCCCTCCAAAACAATTAAGTTCTAAAGGGGTTAATACAGTATAATACTGCGTAGCAACTTTATTATACTGCATTAACTCCAAAATTTCAACAAATTTCTAGGAGGATTTATGACACAAGAGCAAAAAGCCTTAATTTTAGGTTTTATAACCGAATGTCAAAAAAGTAATACTCTAGTTGATGAGGCTGAGGTTGAGTGTGAAAAATTATGGGAGCTTATAGGAAAAGCTGGAGAGATAATTGACACTCACGAAGAAGCTGGAGATTTACACCTACAACTAGAGTTACAATTTATGAAAACCATTGAAATGGTTAAGTGGAAATATTTTGAGTATGGAAGCTTGGGTGGAGTAGCTACTCAAGAAACAGACTTAAAATGGAATCCAATACTTAGAAAAAAAGTTAATGATATGTAGGAGGAATGTAGTATGAATAATTTAGTAACAATTAAAAATGTAAGAGGTTATATTGATGAGAAGGGAGTGGCTTTTTTAAATCTTGAAGATGTAGCTAGAGGATTAGGATTTATTGATACATCTAAAGGAACTATTAAAATAATTTGGAAAAGAGTAGAAAAATATTTAATGGATATAACAGCGACACAAGTGTCGCCATTCAAAAGAGAAGGTTTTATCCCAGAAAATATCTTCTATAAGCTATGTATGAAAGCTAATAATGAAGTGGCTAGAAAATTCCAAGACTTAGTTTGTGATGAAATCCTACCAAGCATTAGACAAAATGGTGGGTATATAGCAACCTCTGAAGATGATACTGATGATGTAATCTTGGCTAAGGCTGTTCTATTAGCTCAAAAAACTATTGAAAAAAAGAATAGAGAGATAAGACAACTAACTGCTAAAAACCAAGAGTTAAAAAATGAAAATGAAGTACAAAAACAAGTGATAGAAGATTTTAAACCTGTACAAGAGTATATTGATATTATTCTTGGTTCTGCTGATGCTCTTGCTATTTCACAAATCGCTGCTGATTATGGAATGTCTGGAGCTGAACTGAATAAAATTTTACATAAGCAAGGATTAATTAGAAAAATCAATGGGCAATGGCTACTCTATAAAGAACATATGGGTAAAGGATATACTCAAAGTAGTACATTCTCTTGTAAAACAGTGGTAGGAATATATAAAACTGTTGTAACTACCTATTGGACTCAAAAAGGAAGATTGAAAATCCACGAGATACTGACTAAATTAGGGATAAAAGCAAATATGGATAAATAATTTTATTTTTGAGTAATCCTCAGACAATGTCTGGGGATTTTTAATAGGAGGTAAATATGGATACTATTATTAGAAATGAAAATATAACACCTGAAGAGAAAAATACTATCTTAAGACTATTATTACAAGCAGCTAAAGAAGAATTAAATGTCGAATAG